TTGTAGAGAATGTCCATTTTTTAAATATGATATGGCAAATCCAGAAACTGGAATAGCTGATGGAAGATGTTTAAAATGTGGGTGTTTTATGAATACAAAAGCCCATTGGGCTCACGCAGAATGTCCTATTGGAAAATGGGGTAAATGCGAGGAAATAAAAAGTAAAAACAATAAATAACATAAGGTAGTAAAAAGAATGACAGATACAAAAACAGGAACCGTTAAATGGTTCGATAGTAAAAAAGGTTACGGATTTATAACACCAGAAAATGGTGAAAAAGATTTATTCGTGCATCACACAAGCATAGATATGGATGGGTATAAAACTCTATCTGAAGATCAAAGAGTTAGTTATGAAGTTGGTGACAGTGACAGAGGTCCAGTCGCAACTAAAGTAACAATTTAGAAAAAAAAAAGCTTGACTTATATATCATTTTTGATATATATTATAGAGATAGAAAAAATAGGTTATATGGTTTTGAATAAACCATAAATAATAAACAATAAAAGATAAAACATAGGAGAATATCATAATGGATATTACTAAAATAAAAGATAGATTGAGTCAATTACAATCTACAACCTCAACCAAAAATAGCTTTTGGAAACCTCAACCAGGCAAACAAGTAATTCGTGTTGTTCCTTACAAATTTAATAAAGATAATCCTTTTCAGGAATTATTTTTTCATTATAATTTAGGTAATAATAAAACTTATATTTCGCCTTGCTCATTTGGAAGACCAGATCCAGTAGACGAGTTTGCAAATAAACTTAAATCTACAGGTAATAAAGATGAGTGGATTCAGGGTAAGAGGTTAGAACCTAAAATGAGAACTTTTGCTCCTGTCATCGTAAGAGGACAAGAATCAGAAGGTGTAAAATTTTGGGGATTCGGTAAAACAGTTTATCAAGAGTTGTTGAGTATAATCGCAGATCCAGATTATGGCGATATTACAGATGCAATGAATGGTAGAGATATAATGGTTGAAAGACAGACTCCGGCTGAAGCTGGTAATCAGTATGGTAAAACCACAATTCGTGTTAAACCAAATCAAACATCATTGACAGAAGATAAATCTTTACTTAAAAATTTATTTGAAAGTCAACAGGATATAACAGAGTTATATACAGAACCAACTTATGATGAATTAAAAGAAGCTCTTCAGAATTTTCTAAATCCAAGTGATTCAGATAGTACTGAAACAACTACAACATCTAATGGTGTAGCCGCTTCAACAACTCCAACTACAAATACGGGAACTACTGCAACTGCTGATGCAAAGAAAGCAGAAAAAGTAGAGGATGCATTTGATGAGTTGTTCAATAGTTAATCAATAACATATTGTTAAGAGTGGGATGCACATTTCACACATGAAACTTCTCACATTGAATATAAGTATTCATAGCATCACTCTCCCACTCATAACATCATAAGGAGAAATAAATGTCTAAAGAAGATTTAGCAAAAGTTATACAAGGTGAACTGAATAAACAGTTCAAACATCAGAAAGTTGCTTACTTTCTTGAAGAAGGTGGTAATCCTACTGATGTAACTGGTTGGATTTCAACTGGTTCAACAATGTTAGATATAGCTATTTCCAATAAACCAAATGGTGGCGTTGCCGTAGGTAAAATCACAGAATTAAATGGTTTAGAGGGTAGTGGTAAATCTCTCATTGGTTCTCATTTATTAACATCAACACAAAAACAAGATGGATTAGCAGTTTATATTGATACAGAATCTGCAGTATCTCAAGAGTTCTTGAGAGCTATTGGTGTAGATACGAGTAAAATGTTATATGTTCATCTTGAAACTGTTGAAGAGGTATTTGATACAATTGAAACAATCGTTACAAAGATTAGAGAATCAGATAAAGATAAATTAGTTACAATTCTTGTTGATAGTTTAGCCGCAGCTTCTACGAAAGTAGAGATGGATGCTGACTTTGACAAAGATGGTTGGGCAACTGCTAAGGCAATTATTATAAGTAAGGCTATGAGAAAGATTACTCAAATGATTGCTCGTCAGAAGATAGCTCTTGTCTTTACAAATCAATTACGACAAAAGTTGGGTGTAATGTTCGGAGATCCTTGGACTACAAGTGGTGGTAAGGCTCTTCCATTTCATGCATCAACTCGTATTAGATTTAAAAACGCAGGACAAATCAAAGATTCAAGTAAAAAGAATACAATTGGTATTAAGATAAAAGGACAAGTTATAAAGAACAGACTCGGTCCTCCAATGAGAGTTGCAGAGTTCCCATTGTTTTTTGATACAGGTATTGATGATTATGGTAGTTGGTTGAATGTAATGAAAGAACATAAACTTGTAAAAGTAGGTGGTGCTTGGTATACACTTGTACACCACGATATTGAAACTGGTGAAGTAATTAAAGAATACAAATTTCAATCTAAAGATTTTGAAGAACTTATGGAAAATAATTCAGAGTTAAAAGATTTCTGTTATAATCAGATATGTGAAGCTTGTATTATAAAATATGATTCAAAACAACTTGGTGTTGATGATGTAGTGGAAACTGATGAGGTAGTTGATGAAATCTAATAGGATTTCATTGATGATTGTTGATAATTTTTATGAAAATCCGGATTCTATAACCAATAAGATGTTTAGTGGTGGGTTTGGTCATGCATATCCGCCACTTGATGACCATGTTGGTTATACAAAAAAGTATCGTGATCAGTGGTATATTTCTCGTATTGCATTAAGAGATGAGTGGATTTTGGAAAAATTTGAAAAATTAATTGATTCCAAAATTGATAAAAATTTTTGGCATAATGGTGTACAATGGAATGGTAGATTTTTGTCAAAATTTAATGATGCAGATGTATCATTTCATAATCATGATAATAAATCTAGAGGTTTAGAGGATGGGAATGATGTGGGTGCTGATGGATGGTCAGCTATAGTTTTTATGAATCCAAAGAATCCTATAGATCAAGGTTTTACGACAGTACATATTGATGATAAAGATATCCCAATGGATTCAATATTTTTACAAGATTTTGATTATTCTTCAGGTGATGTATATGCAAATTATCAATTAGATGATGATGCTACACGCCAAGCCCAAACACAATCATCTTTTCAGTATGATTCTTATATTGGAAATATTTATAATCGATGTGTTTTATTTCGTGGGAATATATTTCATAGTGGTGCTGGTGGTATAGGAGATACTATAGAAGATTCAAGAATAATACATGGATTTTTTTTCAAGGAGGCAGAATAAATTGGATATATTAATTTTAGGTGGTACACAATTTGTTGGTAAACATTTAGTTGATGCATTTTCAAATACAAATCACAATATAACTGTTTTTAATAGGGGAAATAATAATTACCATAAAGATGTTGAATATCTGTATGGTGATAGGATACATAGAAATTTCGATAGTTTGAAAGATAAAAAATGGGATATTGTAATTGATATCCCATATTTCGAAACAGATGTGGTTAGAGATACTCTTGATTTTTTATATGACAAAACAAATTTATATATATTTATTTCTACTATTAGTGTATATGATGTTGGGGTGCATCCAGATTCGGAATATGATTCCTATTGTACACATAAATTGAATTCAGAAAGATTGTTTCAGAATAAAGAATCAAAAACTTTAATATTAAGACCAGGAGTATTGTGTGGTGAAGGTGACAATACTGATAGATTTATTTATGATGGTGATAAAGGAATTTTTTGGAAACATAGTCATGCAAAAGTAGAAGATTATATTCCCATTGAAGATTTTGCAGAGTTTATTGTGAAAATGATAGATGAAAACAGGAGAGGAGTTTACGAATATGTCGCTAGCTAAATTTGCAAGTTTAAATCCTGATTATAATGATGATTTTACCAATTTACAGGAAATCAATCCAAACTTTGATATGGTAAAATCGAAAGAACCATTTAATCATATAATTATAGATGATTTTTTTAAGCCGGAAATTCACAATCAAATAAAAAATGAAACATTTAATATACCAATAGATTATGATGATAAGTATAAAGGTTATTTAGTAGCTCCTGTGGATGGACCTATGTTAGTTGGTTATAGTGGTGAGTGGCATGATGCATATAGAATGTATTTAAATCCAACTTTTTATATGAAAATGAATATTTTTATGGAAAAAAGAATGTTAAATTTTATTGCTAGTTTCTGGCCAGAGATATTATTTACTAATGAGATTTTATTGGATTTACATCATCATGAAAAATTTTCAAGAGATGGATTTGTACATAATGATTTTGATCCTTCTAAATTTTATGGTGATGATATACCATTTGGACTCGA